TATATGTTCACTCTGGACTGGTCATGGGAAAACAAGGGTGTCCCAGATTTAAACTTTTCTGAGACACCTGAGCATAAGTGTGCTCACCTGTTTAAGGTAGAGACTGGCAACTACTATGCATATCCAAACAATCGTATCATTTGGTACGATAATGCATGGGTGTTTGATAGGATTGAAAAGAACCCTGGTTATGAAATTGATCTGACTGTTTATTCAGTTGAGAATAAACGTAAACTTGAAACATCTGATCATTACATGTACGAGATTAAAAACCTAGATACTAAGTAACGGAGGAAACGATGGGTAACTCACCAGTAGATAAAAGTCGGGATTTTATTGATGAGGGAATGACTCTTATCACCGAGACTGACAGTGATAGACTGCTAGATGCCGCTGCAAGGCAGCGTAGATCAAAAAGGAAGGAGGAACTATATCCACTTCCCGAGAACCGTCTTGAGCGTCCTTGTGGGGGTGCAGGTGGATTTGACGATTTTGTAGAACGCTGGACTGAAGACACTAAATAACTAGTGACTTCGTGTACTCTAGATGGCAACGTCAGATATCTCATTTAGAGATGTAAACATTTCTTTTAAAAAGCATCCAGTAACGGACGATGTTGTCGTTGCCAAGGATGCTGCTGCCATCAAACAAGCGATTGGTAATTTATTATTGACAAACCGAGGCGAGCGTATGTTCAGACCAGACTATGGTTCGGACTTGCGCCGCTTTTTGTTTGAACCAATGTCGCCAATTACTGCTGGTCAGATTACACAAAGTGTTAGATATACTATTAGTACATTTGAACCAAGGGTCCAACTGCTAACAACTGAAACAAATCCAAACTATGATGACAACGGATTTGATGTTGAGATCACATATAAGATTCTAGGTTCTGATATTCCTCCCGTTGCCGTAGAGTTCTTCCTGTCTAGGACGAGATAATGCCATATACCCAGTTAAACAATCTAGATTTTCTCCAAATCAAGAATGCTCTCAAAGATTATATGAGAGCACAGTCAGATTTTACTGACTATGATTTTGAGTCATCTGCTTTAAGCCAGTTGCTGGATGTACTGGCGTATAATACGTATTACACTGCATTCAACACCAACATGGTGGTGAATGAGTTGTTTTTGGATTCTGCAACGTTACGTGATAATGTTGTTGCTCTTGCTAAACAACTTGGTTATACACCAAAGTCAATTACCGCTCCAAAAGCAAATATTTCTTTTGATGTAACTTTTACTGGAAATTCTGCACCAGCATCTGTTACCTTAAAGAAGGGAACGGGTTTTATCACAAATTATGATAATTCACTATACAATTATATTTTAAGGGAAGATAAGACATTTCCCGTCGTAAACGGAGTTGCTTCAATAACGAATATTGATATTTACGAAGGGTCTATTGTTGAATCTAATACTGTTGTTAATTCCTCTTTGAAGAGTCAAAAATTTACTATTGCAAACCCATCTGCTGATTTAAGCACACTGAAGGTTAGAATTTTTGACTCAACCACTTCAACTACTTATCAAGAGTATAAGAGATCTGATAGTATTTTAGATATTGGTGCAGAAGATAAGGTATTTTTTGTCAGTGAAATTGAAGACGAAAAATACGAACTATTCTTCGGTGATGGCGTATTAGGAAGAAAACTATCCAATGGTGAAGTAGTCCAGATTAGTTATATTCAAACTAATGGAGCAGAAACCAACGGAGCAAAGTCTTTTACCTTTAGTGCTAGACTTCAAGATGAGAATAGTGTAAATATAGGAATTCCTTTTGGAACTAGTTCTATTGTTGTTAACAGTGTTGCCTCTGGTGGTGCTAACATTGAAAGTATTGAAAAAATCAAGTTCAATGCTCCTAAGTTCTATAGTTCTCAGAACAGAGCAGTAACAGCAAATGACTATGCGGCAATTGTAAGAAACTTATATCCAGCAGTTGGCGACATCATTGTGTTTGGTGGTGAGGATCAAGAACCTCCAGCATATGGTAAAGTATTCATTGCTATTAAACCAACTGAAGCAGCATCATTATCATCATACACAAAAACTGAATTATCTGCAGAACTCAGAAAGTATACAGTTGCATCTGTAAAACCAGAGTTTATTGATCCATCAATTTTGTATATTGAACTCAATAGTAAGATCTACTTTGATGGCACAAAGACAAATATGATACCAACACAGGTTTCAGATAATGCTGCAAAGTCTATTCAAGAGTATTTGAAGACATCTCAGACTGAGAAGTTCAATGGTAAGTTTAGATATAGTAAATTTATCGGAGTTATTGATAATAGCGATCGTTCTGTGAATTCAAATGACACGGATATCACTCTTAGAAAAGATTTTTATGCACAGATTAATGCATCGTCATATTACGAAATTTGTTACCAAAATGCATTCTTAGAAGATTGTGATGATCCTGTCGTTTCTTCTACTGGTATGACTGTGTTTGAGTATCCTACCTACACATCATATCTGGAGGATAGGGATGGCAAAATCGTCCTATATAGACTAGATTCTTTAACTGGAGAAAAAATTCTCCTTAATGATTCTGTTGGTGATGTTGATTATGTAAAAGGCGAAATCAAACTATACGATTTCACTATCTTAAAGGGTTCGTTCTCGGACAATCGCGTTGAACTGAGAGTAAAACCTGCTAACAAAGATATTGAAGTCAAGCGTGAGGTATACTTAGATGTTGATATCTCAAAGAGTACATTTGTAGCATACAAAGAGTAGTAGTAGATGTTGAAAACTGCTAAAAAAATCTCATTTCTAGTTGAGTCTCAGTTACCCGACTTCATCAACGAAGAGTACGAACTTTTTACAAAGTTTGTCAAAAAATATTATGAGCAACTAGAATTACAAGGACAACCACTTGATATTATCACGAACCTTGAGACGTATCGTGATATTGATTTTTATGAGAAAAATATTCTCAAGCAGTCTACCACGTTGATTGGTAGTCTCAGTGCGTCTGCTACTACAATTACAGTTGATGATGCATCCTCTTTCCCAAAGAATGGAGGATATATTAAAATTGATGATGAGATCTGTTTTTATGCTGAAAGGACCGATACTCAATTCTTAGAAGTAAGTCGTGGTGTGAGTGGCAACACAAAACTCGGTGACTTATATACAGAAAGTACATTTGTTACTACACAAGCAGCAACTCATGTAAATGGATCTACTGTACAGAATATCAGTAATCTATTTCTATATGCATTAGTAAAAAGTTTTGAAAAGCAGTATCTTGCCGATTTCCCAGAAGCATATTTAAAAGAGGGAGTTGACAAGAGAACTCTAATTAAGAATATTTCATCATTCTATCAGTCTAAGGGAACCGATAGGTCTATTCAGTTCCTATTCAAATGTTTGATTAAGGATGATCCAGAACCAGAAATTGCATATCCCAGAGATTCAACATTAAAAGGTTCTGAATCCACATGGATCCAGGTTTATGCATTAAAAGCAAAGGTCGTTTCTGGTAATCCAGAAGATCTTGTCGGTAAGTCCATTACACAAAACACAGCGGAAGGATTTGCATCTGCTGTTGTTGATAACGTTAGGTTTGCTGGCACATATGATGGCGAAGATCTATATGATATTATCTTGGCAGAGCAAACTGTCAATGGAACATTTTCTATTGCAGCAAGGACTAAATTAACAAAAGAAGTAACTGCATCAACTACTATTGGCGATAGAATTGATGTCTTTTCAACTCTCGGTTGGTCAAAAGAAGGAGAGTTTAAACTTGATGATGAAACTATCAAGTTTGAAGAGAAAAATGTAAATCAATTTGTAATCAAGAGTAGAACAGGAACTGGCGCTCATCCTGTTGGCACTGCTGTTACATATGGTGCTAACGTTTCTGGTAATGGTGTAAGTTTATTGGTATTTGGCATTCTTTACAATGTCAATAATGTTTCAGACTATCCACACTCTTCTGCTGGAGATTTAGTAGATATTTCGGAGGCAGGATTCCTTACAGATGATGTAAAGATCTTTGATGCTCAAAATAATCTGAGATGGATTACAACTGGTTCAACACCAGGATCTTCAAATCATGGATCGGTAACCAATCAAATCTCAAATTTAAACTCAAATGTATCTGCAATCTTTGAAGATGGAGAAGGATACTACATCGCATCTTCTGGATTCCCATCACATGACATTATTAAGGCAGGACTAACCATCCCGACTGATCTTCAAGATCAAAAACTTCTGAAGATTATTAGAAAGAATCCAATCTCTACAACTGAGGTATATGAGACAAAGTATAGAGATATTGGTATTGCAACTAATGGAATTCCATTCTTAGGATATAAAGACGAAGAAGTCGTATTAAACGGACCTCTACAAAGCATTACTGTATCTAATAGAGGAACTGGTTATCGCAAAGAACCATTTGTTCTCGTTGATGGAGTAGCAAATTTAGCAAGAACTAAACTTGCAGGTCAGGTTGTTGAGTCTGTGGTTATTGACACCCCTGGCAACTACAACACAACTCCTACTATTGAGATCATTTCAGGAAGAAATGCTCAAGCAACTGCTATTGTTACAAACGGTGAAATTACTAGTATTACTATTGACAACCCAGGTGAATTTTATTCATCACCACCAGAGGTATTGATTTCCGATAAAGCAGGAAAAGGAAGATTTGCCGATTACACTGCAACTATTGATTCTTCTGGAGCAATCACAGGATTTGTCAAAAATAATGGAGGAAACCTTTATACTCAAGAGAACGTTTCTGTTCAGATCATTGCAGTAGGATCTGGTGCGACTGCAACTGCAAAAATTAGAGAGTGGAGAAAAGATCGTTATTACAAAAACTTATCTAATCTTGATTCCGAGAACGGATACTTCCTGCAGAATTTTGTAAGTTCTCGTGGTAAGGGTTATGCTTACTATGCATCACCATCTACATTAAGAGCGAATGACAATGGATCTGCTCACTCTCCTATTCTTGGATTTGCTTATGATGGCAATCCCATTTATGGTCCTTATGGTTTTGAGAATGCTGTAAATTCTCAGAGTGCTGTTGTAAGAATGACCAGCAGTTACTACAGAAATACTTCTCGTCCAACTGGTCCCGTTGTCGCAACATACCCCATTGGAACATTTATTGATGATTATACTTATGTTGATGGATCTGGAACGCTAGATCAGAACAACGGAAGATTCTGCGTGACTCCAGAATTTCCAAATGGAACATATGCATACTTCATGACTGTAGATGCATCTAATGTCCCTGTTTTTCCATACATTCTAGGTCTCAACTACTACTCTTTACCTGTTGATTCAAATTATAATTCGGAAATTTCTCAAAATGATATTCCTCTGAGAGCAAAGAGACTGAGGACTTCTGATATTGATAGCAATGGAGACCTTGCTCTCGCACGAATCAATGATGTAAAGAGAGGAAGCGTATCCTCTGCATCAATTACTAGAAGCACCTCCAGTTTTTCAGTTGGATCCAAACTTGTTATAGACAACAGACAGACCGAAGGATCGGGATGTGCTGCTGAAGTGGAATCTGTAAAGGGACGCCAAGTAACTGCAATTGAGTCTCA